CAAGTCATCCATCGCAGTTAGTTTCAAGTAATATGGCTGTTAAGATTCCACCGAAGAAAAAGAAAGGCGTACAAAAGATAGGCCGAGTCGCTGGAGTGCAGGCAGCTATGATGTTGCTTGAGAAGCCGTATAAAGCCACACAGTTAGCCGAAGCCCTTGGGATGCACATTCGTATCACCTATCGCATTATCGATGACCTGCGAGCCACAGGACACCTCTACTCGCATCGTTGCTACTACTGGTTCGATCCGAAGAAAAACAACGATCTTCAGCACTTAATTCCAATCAAAGACCCTTACGCATAAACACAACAAAACCATGAAAGACGGACAAACAATCGGCCAATGGCTGAACTGGGACTTTGAGGCCAATGGCAGCCTTTACATTCGAGATAAGAATGTAGTACCAATATACACTGAATTGCCAAACGGATTTTGGGCCAAGTTTATACGAGATTCACAAGCCAATATAATCTACTATGAAGATTCAGATGGAATTATTAAAGACAACCGCCCCCCTCAAATCATTGAACACAACGGACGCAAATATCAACTAATCCCCTAACCAAAACCAAAACCCATGAGTTACACTCCACAACCCAACACCTTCAGCCTGTTCGCCAACGACAAGGGCGACAACCCCAAGCGTCCTGACTACAAGGGCGACATCATTCTCCCCGATGGCACCAAGATGCGGCTCTCTGCATGGATTCGGGAATCAGCCAACGGCGGCAGGAAGTTCCTGAGCGGCAAGGTCGAGCCGATGCAAGAGCGGCAAGCCAGCACCGAGAGTTTTGCACCGCAGGATGGTGATATTCCGTTTTAATGTAACTTTGCCCTAAGTTTACATTTACCAACATAGCCCATTTGTAATTGCAGCCAAATGGTGCTACCGATAAAGGGTTCGCTCTTCAACCCCTGCCCCGACTGCTGCAATCAGTCGGGGTTTTTTTATCTTACCCCATGGCAACAATTTCAGTATTCAAATCAGGCAAAGGATCCTCTACTCGCAACACGATCCCTGACGAACACCTTGACTTCGCCGAGTACATCACCAACATTCAGGAAGGCTATTGGTACAACGAGGTAACCGCATACCGTAGCAACAAAAGTGAGGAAACCAAGCGCAGGCTCACCGCAGTAACGCCCAGCGGTAAATTCAAGAAACAAGGCAGGGATGGCCTCGATCAGCATTCGGGCATTCTCTGCATGGATATTGATGCCAAGGATAACGATGGCGTGAACATGAAGGCACTGCTGAACGATGAGTTCCTGCTTGCCATGCACAGGTCCACTGGAGGCGAAGGCTATGCCGCATACTATCGGATCGAACCCGATCGGCATCTTGATGCGTTCTACGCCTTGGAGAAACGATTGGCAGACAAGTTCCACATCATCGTTGACCCAGCCTGCAAGGATGTATCTCGCCTGCGATTTGTCAGCCATGATCCCGAAGCCTTCTACACTGAACGCAAGGTCGCAGTTTTTAAGGCATATCTGCCTAAGTCCAAGGCAACACCTGCACCAAAGTTCTATCCCCATGGTGAGCATGACGTTGAGCATATCCTTCAACAAATTGAATCCAAGCGCATTGACCTGACTGCATCCTATGCCGATTGGGTCAAAATAGGTTTTGCCATTGCCGCAAAATATCAGGACGCTGGTGCAGACCTGTTCCATCGGGTTTCCGCAATATCGCCCAAGTACAACGCCGAAGCCTGCGACCGCAAGTACCGTGCCTTGTGCCAAACTCGTGGGAATACCGTGTCCTTCGCATCGTTTATGTGGCTTGCCAAGAACGCAGGCGTAGAGATTCAAACGCCTGAAACCAAGCACATCGTATCCACCGCCAAGTCGCACCGTATGCGTGTGGGAACCAACGGCGGCCCAAAGGATATTGCATCAGCAACCGAGCAGGCAGTCAGGATCCTTCGAGAGATTGATCAAATAAACATTGAGCAGGTAGAAGAAATCGTTGCCCACACCATGCAACTGGATGGCGATGAACTTAAGTCCGCCGCAACCGAGGATTCACCTGTAAAGCAGATTAAAGCGTACCTGCGATCCTATGATCTGCGCCGCAACGCCGTTACCAGAAACATCGAGATCCACGGCTTACCCATCAACGACACTGACCTCAACAACATCTATGTGGCGTGTTTGGAGAATTTTGGCAAAAAGGACGTATCCATGCAGTTGGTCAACGCCATCGTGGATTCCGATTTCGTGCCAACTTACAATCCGTTCTTGGAGTTCTTTGCAAAGAACGCACATCGCCAACCCACTGGATGCATTGAAGCCCTGACTAACACCATCACCAGCCATACCCAAGAGCATCAGTTCATCCAACTCTGCATCCTCAAATGGTATTGCTCCGTGGTTGCAAGTATGCAAGGCGAATACTCCCTTGCAATCTTGGTGCTTTGCGGTGATCAAGGAATCGGCAAGACCAACTTTTTTCGTCACCTGCTCCCCGCTGAACTGCGACCATACTATGCCGAATCCAAACTTGACGCTGGCAAGGATGACGAGATCCTCATGTGCAAGAAGATTATCCTGTGCGATGACGAGTTCGGCGGCAAGTCCAAGCAAGAGGCCAAGAAACTCAAGGAACTGTCCTCCAAGCAGACGTTCAGCATCCGCAAGCCTTATGGTCGTGTCCACGAGGACCTCAACCGCTACGCCGTGCTATGCGGCACGTCCAACGATGAGGAAGTCATCAATGACCCAACAGGAAACAGGAGGATCCTGCCAGTGGTGATCGCAGATATTGACTGGGATGCCTACGAAGCAATCGACAAAACCGATCTACTGATGGAAGCCTACCATTTAGTGCAGAAACTTGGCGCAGACGCTTGGCAGTTAAACAAAGCTGAAATTGGGATCTTGAATAAGCACACCCAGCTAAACGTCCAGCCTGCCGTTGAAAAGGAGCTATTCTTCAAGCTATTCCGAATTGCTACCGATGAGCAGGATCCCGAAGGCAAGTGGCTGACCAACTCCGAGATCAAAGACATCATCGAAACTTATTCGAAGCAAAAAGTTTCCGCACACAAACTTGGGGCGATCCTAAAGTCGCTTGGATGCAAAAAAGTATGCCGAAGGGAGCGAAATTTCCTTGGATGCTATTTTGTAGTCAGATTATTCGAAAAAAGTGACTACGCCCAAATGCCTAATAATAAAGGCGTTCCGTTTTAAGTAGTCAGTGTAGGCAGTTTTTTATGCAATTTCCTTTAGGCAATATATACGAGCGTGTGCGTGTGCGTGTGTGTGTACTATATATACTCATAAGAAAAAAAGTAACTACAAGTGACTACACTGACTACAACCGCCTCCACGCTATCAGGAAGGCCGTTTTTTGTAGTCACTTCTCAAAATTCAAAGTGACTACAAGTGACTACGCTTAGAACCTACCAAACCAAAGCTATTGACCTGATGCGGACAAGTATCGCAGCGGGCAAGAAGCGAATCATCCTCTGCGCTCCCACTGGAAGCGGCAAAACCGTTATGTTCACCTACATGGTGGCCTCCGCACTGCAACGAGGCAAACGGTGCATGATCTTTACCGATCGGGCAGAACTGCTGAAACAATCCAACGGTGCGCTTGACCAATTCGGAATCGCGCCGACATTGATCGAGGCAGGCAAGACCCGATTGGACGTATCGGGATCATGTTATATAGCCATGGCGCAGACCTATTCCCGCCGCAAGAACAACGCTGACTACGCCGATCTCATTGCGGGGATGGACTTGGTCATCATTGACGAAGCCCACAAGCAGACCTTCAACCCACTGCTGCCGTACATCAACCCCAATGCCGTAGTCATCGGGGCCACGGCAACGCCCCTGCGCCGTGGGAACCAAGAGTGCCTTTCCAAGTTCTACCAAGCCCTGCACAATCCAGTGCAGGTGCAGGAACTGATTGACCAAGGGTTCTTGGCAAGCCCTATAACTTACGGAATGACCATGGACTTGTCGGGCATTCGCATGAAGGGCAATGACTACGACACCGAGCAGATGGCTTCGGTGTACTCCAAGCGCAAGGTATTTGATGGCGTTGTCCAGAACTACGGCCGCCATTGCAGAGGCAAGAAGGCGATTCTGTTTGCCAGCAACATCGCATCGAGCAAGGAGGTCTGCAACGCTTTGCAGATTGCAGGGCATAACGCCCGCCATGTGGATGGGGATATGCGCAAGCAAGAGCGTGCCGCCGTGCTGGATTGGTTCAAGAACACGCCCGATGCTATCCTGTGCAACTGCGACCTGATGACCACGGGCTTTGACGAGCCAACCATTGAGGTGGTTATCCTGTATAGAGCAACGGCAAGCCTGCCCCTCTATATGCAGATGGTGGGCCGTGGTTCCCGTGTAACCACAACCAAGCGAGAGTTTACCATCCTTGACTTCGGCAACAACGTCAACCACCATGGGTTTTGGGATGCGAGGCGTGATTGGTCGCTGAAGAAGAAACGCAAGCGCAAGTCCGATGGCGTTGGCGGAGCGAAGAACTGCAAGGCTTGCGATGCTCTCATTCCTGTTGCCGTGATGGTTTGCCCGCATTGCAAGTACGAGTACGAGCGCAAACCCCAAGAGCGTGCCGAAACTGTTACCCTACACCTGATGACCAAGGCCCAAGGGATGGAAGCGGCCAAGACCAGCACCATGTACCAAAAGGCACAACTTGCGAAAGCCAAGGTAATTTCGCCATATTGGGTATTGCACACACAATGCAAGACCAAAGAGGAAGCCCTGCAATTTATCGCCTTCATGGGATACAAGCCGGGTTGGGTGTACCACAACAAAGACCGATTCAAAATCCTACAATAATGAGCGAGTTTAAGATTCAAGCCGAATGCTTCCAGTGGCACTGGAATAACTTTCCCGACCAGCGTGGTCGATTGTTTACTGTAAACAACAACGCACCATCTGCCTATGCAGGAAGCGTGATGAAGGCCATGGGCGTGGTTGCAGGGGTTAGCGACATGATTTGGTTATCGTCTAAGGGAGCCGTGTTCTTGGAGTTCAAGGACGAGCGTGGCCGCCAATCCCTCTCCCAAAAGTGGTGGCAAGGGGTCGTAGAGGCAGTTGACTACAAGTACGTAGTCATCCGAAGCCTTGAGGATTTCCAGAAGATGCTGGCTGAATGTTCCTAATTTGTGTATATCTTTACCGAACTAAACCCTAAACCCATGAAAACAATGACACCAAAAGAAAAAGCATGGCAGTTGTGGAATTATTACGGAACTTTATTCGGAAGATATGATAAGGCAGCAGAAGCCTCTATTAAAGTCGTAGATGAAATGCACAATTTTATGAGAACTGATGATGATGAAAGCGATACTTGCTATTGGGCTAATCACAGAATGTCAAAGTTTTGGGATGATGTTCAAATTGAATTGCGTAAGTTGTCATAAAATACCCAAAACCTCGCAAATTGTCCCATATAAACCCCAAACCCATGAAAACCACCCCAACCGATTTCCGACGCTGGCAACTGCACATCCGCAAGGCTTGTGCCACTTGCCTCACCCCCGACCATGCCGAAACCATTTCCCCTTTTCGGGTAAATTGGGTACTGCTGGGCCACGTCCTCAACGCCAAAAAAGCCTAAGCTATGGAATGGACACGCATAACCCCGCAAACCATGCCCGACTTCATGGAGGAGGTGTTTATCGCCCTGCTCGATGGCAACTACGCCGTGGCATGGCTTAGGGATAACCCGACACCAACATTCACCAACATCCACGGCGATGTATGGTGGGTGCATGAAGTTACTCATTGGATGTACCCAACCCCCCCGAAGCCATGACCACCAGCGTAATTCACCACATGGTGCAGGAAGTAGCCAAAATCTTCAACACCACGCCAAGTGCTATCTGCTCGGCCAATCGCAGGCGGGAGAACGTGCTTGCCCGCAACATCGTCACCGACATCGCCTACAACGACTTCCTATTCAAATACCACGAAATCGGGGTAGTTATCGGGCGAACTCATTCCACGCTCATCAAAAACAAAAAATCCTACGAGCAGGACATGATTGCGATGCCTGAAATAAAGTACATCCGCAGACAAGTTTTACACAATGCGCAGGATTACCTGCTACATCTTTACGGAGGCTATATTTCTAACTAAGTGCTACTTAGGTAGTCGGTCAGCACCCCGATAAGAGGCAACACCGTGAGATTCGGCCAAGGGTCAGCGTAATTGCTGGCCCTTTTTTTTGCATACCTTTGCGTATGGCATCAGCGGAAAGCATCATCCTCGACCTACATCGGAGCGGAGAGATTCGCAAAGCCTGCATCACCATCACTGGAGGCGACCCGCTTTGGCGGGATTTGGAACAGGAGTGCGTGTTAATCCTATTGGAGAAAGACCCCGACAAAATCCTGCAAATCCATGGGCAGGGGTACTTCAAGTTTTACGTTGTCCGCTTGCTACTGAACCTGTACCGAGGCAAGAACAACCAGTTTGCGCAGAAGTACCGCCACCACGACACCACCGAGGAAATAGACCCCAATGCCGATATGACCCATGAAGAGTACAGTTCCCTTGTGGACGATATGTGGGCCATCGCCGAAGCGGAGATGGATTCGTGGGCCAAGGAGGGAGCGTTCCCCTACGACAAGGAACTGCTGAAGCTGCACATGGCCACGGGCAACATGAAGAAGCTATCCCGTGAAACAGGCATCCCCTACCGTAGTGTGATATACTCAATAGAACAAGCCAAGGCCAAAATCAAAGCAGCAATCCTTAAAACCCATGGACGTACTGATATTCCCGCTCCTCGTCAGTAGCCTTGCCGCCCTCGCCATTGCCGAGTACCACGTCCTGCCCGCTTGGTGGTATCGCACTTGGCTTGGCAGGCACAAGCCGTTCAGTTGCATCACCTGCCTATCGTTTTGGCTTGGCGCTTGCCTCACCCTGCTGACCTGCGACTGGATGCTCGCCCCTGTGTACGGCCTCGCATCGGCAGGGCTTACCGTTGTCATCCTCCAAGCCACGAACCGATGACCCAAGACGAGTACCTCACTGCCCAGAAGCACCGCCATTATTGGGAGCAATACCAAGCCCACCTGTATATGCGGCTCTCCCCCGAAGCTGTTGGCGACCTGCAAACCATCCTTGTGGCTCATGGCAGACCCAACACGAATTGGTGGTGTGCCGACTGCGTAAAATCTGCCCTCTCCTACATTTACGAACAGGCGGACACCTTCGCCCAAGAAAATCAGCAGACCGTTACCCATGCCCTTACCAGTTCCTCAAAGCAATGAGAGCAGCGACCAATTCCTCGGTCGTTGTATGTCCGATTCCAAGACCAGAGCAGAGTTCCCCGATGCACAGCAAAGGCTGGCAGTATGCGGCAACCTATACGCTAATCACAAGCGGCAGGCCTTTGAATCCTATGCCGACTACGGAGAAGGTGTCAGGAACAACGCAAAGCGAGGTATCGAACTCAACGAGCGCAACGGCAACAAGTGTGCTACCCAAACAGGCAAGGTCAGGGCGCAGCAGCTTGCCAGCGGTGAGGCCATCTCACTCGCTACCATCAAACGTATGCATTCCTACCTCAGCCGTGCGGAAACATACTACGACAACGCAAATTCCAATTCCGACTGCGGGTACATCTCATACCTCCTTTGGGGTGGGAAGGCAGCCCTCGGCTGGAGCAGAAACAAACTCCGAGAACTTGGCGAACTCGACGAAGGCTGACCCCGAAGCGCAGGTACAGGCGAGAATGGATTCGCTGATGATGGTCATCACGACCCTCTGCGACTGCATTGGTGCAGTTGATGAATCCAACTCGCCGAATGCCTTTGCGGTCAAGATGAAAATCGTGGACAAGATTGACGAACTGATTGATAAAATTGAGTACTAATGGAACGAGGAAGGCCAAGGTCGTTTGCAACACCCCAAGACCTTTGGGATGAGTTCGTGGAATACTGCGACAAAACCAAGGAGCAACCTATTCTCGTGAAGGACTGGATTGGCCCAAAAGCCGTGCAGGTCTATCGGGAAAAGGAAGCCCCATTGACCATGGAAGGGTTCAAACTACACCTTTGGGATAAGGGCATCGCTGATGGGGGAAGGGACTATTTCAGCAACAAGGGGGGAGCATACGAAGATTTTTCCGCAATCTGCTCCCGCATAAAGGAAGCCATCCGAGCTGACCAAATCAAAGGCGGCATGGCGGGCATATACAACCCCTCCATCACGCAACGGTTGAACGGTCTTGTAGAGAAGCAGGAAACTAGTATTCACATCGAGCAACCCCTATTCGGTGAGTGATTCCATCGTTGAATCGGTAGTGCAGCAGTTCCACGACAGGGCCGCCAAGGGAGAGGCCAAGTACGGCACGACCATGGACAGGAACGACCTGACCCCAATGCAGTGGATTCAGCATCTGCAGGAGGAACTCATGGATGCGGTGGTTTATTTGGAGAAAGTTAAGCAGACGGGTGGAGTTTAGGTACACGACCGCCATCAAAAAGATTCGGGCCATGCAGGCTCGGAAGAAAGTCATCCAAGGCGGCACGTCTGCGAGCAAAACCTTCGGCATCCTTGCGGTGCTAATTGACCACGCCGCCAAGCATCCGAAATCGGAAATATCGGTCGTGTCCGAATCCGTGCCTCACCTACGCAGGGGAGCGATTAAGGACTTCGCCAAAATCATGCAATGGACACACAGGTGGGTTCCCGATAGGTGGAACAAAACCCTCCTTCAATACAACTTCGCCAACGGATCCACCATCGAGTTTTTCTCCGCTGATTCTGAGGCTCGCCTGAGGGGAGCAAGGCGGCAAATCCTCTACATCAACGAGGCCAACAACATCGACTTTGATTCGTACTACCAGCTTGCAATCCGTACATCACAGGAGATATTCATCGACTTCAACCCGACCCATGAGTTCTGGGCGCACACGGAAGTCCTGCCCGAATCGGATGCGGAGTTCCTTATTCTTACCTACCAAGACAACGAAGCCCTGCCTGATACGATTCGAAACGATATTGAACTAAACCGAGCCAAAGCGGAAACCTCCGCCTATTGGGCGAATTGGTGGAAGGTGTACGGCATGGGTCAGGTAGGAACGCTTCAGGGTGCGATATACAGCGACTTCTCGGTAGTTGAGGGCATAGACCCATCCACAATGAAATTCGTCGCCTACGGCCTCGACTGGGGCTTTAGCAACGACCCCACGGCATTGGTGGCCGTGTACCGCAGGGGGGATGACCTGTTCGTTCACGAATTGCTTTACAACAGGGGGCTCACTAATAGCGACATTGCCACCAAGCTGAAGGAGTTCGGCATCACAAGGGCGTGGGAGATTGTGGCTGATTCAGCAGAACCGAAGTCCATTGAGGAAATCTACCGCTTGGGGTTCAACATCAAGCCCGCAAGCAAAGGCCCTGATTCGGTCAGGCAGGGGATTGACATCGTCAAGCGCTTCAACCTGCACGTCACCAAGGATTCGACAAACCTGATCAAGGAACTCCGATCGTACACATGGGCGACTGACAAGGATGGCAAGGATACAGGAGTGCCGATTGATTCCTACAACCACGCCTGCGATGCCCTCCGATATGTGGCCCTCAACAAACTTGCAGTCAGTAACTCAGGCAAGTACTTGGTGGTGTAACTTTGGGGCATGAACCTCGAATCCTTCCTTGATTTGCTTTTGATTTTTGGTAGATTTGCCCTCTTATTGGTCTTGTTATTTGCAATCGCTTCCCTATGAAACTGATCCACTACTACCACATCTATTGCGGCGGAGGCGGCCAATGGCAGTTGATAATGCACCAGCACATGATGGCCCTCTGCAACTACGGGCTGATTGAGCAACTGGACGAGATTCGGGTTGGCATCGTTGGTCCACCCGAACAACGTAAGGCGGTCAAGGAAATACTTGACAATTCACTCATAAAAGACAAGGTAAAGGTTGTCGTTACCCGGACAAACGCCTACGAGCAGGCAACCCTTACCGAAATGTACAAAGCCTCCCAAGACGAGGATGCCGCCTACCTCTACGCACACACCAAGGGCAGTTCCGACCCATCCCTCATCAACCAACTTTGGTGCAGGTCCATGATTTTCTTCAACGTGGTCGCTTGGGAACGCTGCCTTGCCGAACTGGAGAAGGTTGATGCAGTTGGTGCGTACTGGCTGACCAAGGAGGAGTTCCCACAAATTGCCGACCACAACAACCCCGATGGCTACCCCTACTTTGCTGGCACGTTTTGGTGGGCCAAGTCATCGCATATCCGCAAACTTGGCGAACCCGTGAGAGAACACCGCTGGCAGGCAGAGCATTGGATAGGCAAGGCCGAGGGCATGACCGTGTACAATTCCTGCAAGGGATGGCCAAGTCCTGACAAGTTCATCATCACGTTTTAGCCATGGCCAAGATACCCGTCATCATCACCAACTTCAATCTGTACACTTGGCCCAAGGCTATGGTCAAGAAATTGAAGCAGATGCAAGATGTCGGGCCAATCTTAATCTTGGATAACGGTACAACCTACGCCCCAACGCTGGAATGGTACGAGCAGTTGAAATTGGAAGCCAACGATGTAGCGGTCATCCGAACAGGAGGGAACTTTGGCCACCTTGTCGCATGGCAAGCCCAAATCCCGATGCAGTTGTTTCAAATGGGCTACCCCGACTATATCGTCACCGACCCTGACCTTGACCTTTCGGCATTACCCAACGACACGCTGATACGGATGCGAGAGGCGTGGTACGACTTGCCTGTCAAGACCTACATGTACGAGCAGGAGGAAGGCGACCCGTTCAACGGTGTCATGTTCACTGTCAAGGACAAAATCGGCCTTGGCATTCGGACTGACGATGTTCCTGCTGATGCCCTGTTCTTCCAGCAGGCAGAACTACGCTACAAAAAGCAGCCGACTTGGAATGGCTTGCAACTCGCACCTGTTGATACGACTTTTGCATTCTACCATCACGAACACTATCAACGGGTCTGCATAAGCGGGGCAAGGATGGTCGCACCCTATGAGTGCAGGCATCTTCCCTACTACCTGACCGCCGAGGACTTGAATGCTGATTGGGAGTTCAGGCAGTACCTCGACAAAGCCAACCACGCCAGTACCGCCAAGAAGATTGCGGATGGCCTTCAAATCTTTTGACCATGCCGTTTTCGCATCCATTCTACAAAGACCGAATCGCCGCTCACATCAGGTCAGTATTGCGACCCGATGACCGTGTTCTTGACGTAGGAGTGGGGTGCGGCACTTACGCCCAACTGCTTCCCGAAGTTGCCATGGATGGCGTGGAAATTTACGAGCCGTATGTTGAGCGATTTGACCTTCGGGCCAAGTACAAGCAACTATTCATCACCGACATTCGGGATTTCGATATTTCGCCCTACACATACCTGATTCTCGGCGATGTCTTTGAGCATCTCAACCTCAAGGATGCAAGGGATTTGCTAAACCGAATCGGAAGCAAGAGAGCGATGATTGCCGTTCCGTACCTTTACGAGCAAGGAATATGGGAGGGCAATGTTCACGAAACGCACTACCAACCCGACCTGACCCCTGAAATCGTTGCGTCAAGATACCCCGAACTGAACCTAATCGTTGGGGATGCGATTTACGGATATTACACAAACTACCCAGCATGAAACTCCAAGACCTGACCATCGACCAATTCCAGCGGATTGCCGCCTTGGAACTGTCCCCTGCCCTCAACGACGCAGACAAGCGATTGGGCGTGGTTGCGATTGTGGAGGGAGTGGATGTCGCCATTGTCAGGGATATGCCTGCCGCTTCGCTTACTAAACGCTACAAGGCCATCATCAAGGAGTGGAACGAACTGCCTGCACTCGCCTACAAGCGCAAGTTCAAAGCCGGGGGCAAGTGGTGGATTCCGACTGTGTTCACGGATGAACTTACCGCAGGGCAGTTGATTGACCTCATGGAGATGAACACCACGGACGAGCGGCAACTGGTGCAGAACCTTCACCGCATCATGGCAACCCTGTGCAGGGAGGCCGCTTGGCTTGGGTGGTTTCCCAAGAAGTATGACGGGGCGGCTCATGCCGAGAGGGCTGAACTCATGAAGAAGCACGCCAAGATTGGCGATGTATGGGGGGTCGTTAGTTTTTTTTTGCTAAGTTCCGAGAGTTACTTGCAAATTTTGAGCGACTATTCCAAGCACCTGACGAAGAAGGTGCAGGGCCAGTAACGAACCCGCTCGCTGGCTACGGTTGGCTGATGGTGGTTTGGAGGATGGCCAACAAGGATGTGCTGAAATTTGACGCAATCTTTGCAATGAAGGCCGTGGAGTTCCTGAACTATGCGCTGCTCATTCACGACATCTTGGAGGCCGAACGGCAAGAGGCAGAGCGGATGCGGCGCAGGTAGGACAC